TCTAGTGTGTCGTAATGGTTTTTTAATTGAGCCTGCAAGTCAAAGAAATTTCCCAGTTGGATGCCAACATCATTGATGATTTGGATTTCCATTTCCTCATAAGATTGTTGCTTCTTTGAGGCTGTTTTCGCTTTCGCCAAAGACTTGGGGGCGTCTTCTGACTTGGCTGTTGACTTGGGCTTTGGGTTAAAGAGGCTAAGTAGCCAATCCCAGATTCCCTTGATGGCCTTGACATCAGCCATGACTCCTTCAATTGTCTTCTTAGCACCCTCCAGTTCCATGCGTCCTTCATGGAGCATTGCACAGCCCTGTTTGATGGCAGAGACTGCGCCTTGCGCCAGCATGAGAAGAGAGAAAGGGTCAATGGTTTACTCCTATTGACCGCTAAACAAACCGCCTGGGATTACCTGATTTACATTTGGTGCGATGTTGCCAGCCTGTGAGCCAATTGAGAATGGGCCAAGAAGTCCTCTGCCAAGTGCTGGCAATACCTCTGGTGCATTTTTGCGTAACACTTCAGCCACAGTTCTGCCAGACAACTCTTTAGAGATTCTTTGCAATTTGGTTGGGTCTGTGGTAGTAAGCATTCTTGCCATTTCGTCAGCTGTAGCCCGTAATTGCTGTTCACCAAGACTTTGGTAATCTCTGCGTAAAGCATTCATAAAAATACCCATGACACTTGGTGCTGGTAATTCTTTGGAGGATTCAGTCCTGATTCTGCCAACTGCCTCAGTTCTAGCGGCTGTTTGAGAACCTTGCAAAACAACTTTAGAAGTTGTTTTCATCTCGATTTCGCTCATCAAGTTTCCCATAAACTTTTTATAAGCATCTTGTCCTGCCTCGTCAGAACCAAATGTTTCACGGATAACTCTGACATTCTTGGGATTCTTAATCATGTCAAGTGCAGGGTTTCCTGATGGGGAAAGCATAGTTGTGCCAGTTTGTGCGCCGCCAAGTCGATCCATCAGGCTTTGCATCACTCCAAGACGCAAACCTTCTTTTTCAGATTTGGACATATCCTTAACATCAGCAATTAACTGATCAAGGTCTGCGGGTTTTTTACTAAATGCTGAACGACCTTCTTGCATCGCATCCAAAACTGCTGTGTCGTTTGCCCAGAAGTTTCTTGCACGACCATAGGCAGGATTTGCCTTGTCCAACTGGTCAATAAACTCTCTGCGAGTGTCACGAATAGCACTTAGTTGAGTATTACCCATGCCAGATGTTGGTGATTTTCCAGTAAAAATTAAATCATCTAATCCCATTTTCATGTAGTGCATGAAGGTAGTATCAATTTTTCCAACTGGATTGCCTGCATCTGTAAGAAGTTTTCCATCGGCAGATATTTGCACCTTTGGCAACTTTATGCCTTGCTCTTGAGCCAACATAGCGGCTCTCTCATACGCTTGTTTCATACTTGGTCTATCAAGCAATTGCGTAAATTCTGGTGTTACCTCAACTTGTCTTGGTAAAGCGGCTCCATACAACTTTTTGCCAAGTTCAGCCCTAGCAGATTTAAGAGCATTGAATTCATCAAAGTATTCGGCTTGTTTGCCAAAGGCAGTTTGCAAATCAGTAGTCAGTCTTGAGAATATTCCTTTGTCACGCTCTTCAAGGAATTTCTTTGCCTCCGTTTTTCCAGGCCCTGGCAACACATTTACAGCGTCAAGGTAAGCACGACTATTGGGGCCAACATCTGCCAATGAATAAGGCTTGCCAGTTTTGGAAAGCACAAAGTTCACAGCCTCGTTAACACCACCAACATCAGCGTCTAAAGCCTCTCTGATCAATGATCTTGCTTGGTCAACTCCCAATCTTTGAGGGCTACTAAACATTGAATCAACCGCAGAACGATAAATCTTGCCAGCAACCATGCCAACTGGTTTGGCAACCAATGTTCCAGTTGCGGCTATGCCAGCACCAAAACCAGCCTCTTTGCCAGCCTCTGGGCTAAACAATGGAGCCTCAGTTTCACCCAATCCTGCTGTTGCGCCAGCCACACTAGCCAATCCGACTTGTGCTGGCAATGAAGTAACCATTGGTTTTTTGGTCACTAATGATGGAGCCATTCCACCAACAATTTGCGCCCCAACAGAAGATAGTGGGTTTTGTTGGCTGTATTCACGCAAACCCATTCTTTCAACCGCAGTTCCAACTTCACGGGGTGAAGGTTGTGGTTGCTCTGGATTCATTGTTTTTAAAGCCTTGGAAATACTTTCTGGCTCAGTAGTAATAAAAGATTTCAAAGCACCAATGGCTTCATCTGAAAAATTAAGACTTAACCCTTGCAAAAACTGTCCAAAGCCACCAGTTGCCCATTGATTACTTTTGATGGCAGTCAATAACTGTTCACCCTGTGGAGTAATTGTTTTTGCTTCTTTTGCAACCAATAACTCATTTTGCAAGTCTTGGATTTGGTCTGTTAGTGATGCCATATCTGCTCCAAATTTATTGTACGAACCCACCACGCTGTAAGGCATTAGTTGCTGGCGTTGTTGTTTGAGAACCTCCACCCAAGGCATTGAATTTCTCTCTTAATTGTGCAGTTGCTGGAGCATACAAAGGACTCTTTGCTGTGTAATTAGCAAAATCTGTGTTGTATCTTGTTTGAGCAACAATTGGATCTTTTTTAACCATTTCAGCATTTGTTGCCAACCAAGTATTGCTAAATGTAGACAAGTCCTGTTCACGCTGTAACTTCAACTCAAGAGCATCTAATAACAACCTATTACCAGCAGGAGTCTTAGCCAAGTTTGGAGAACCTTGCACAATAAACTTCAAATCGGTATCAGTTGGGTTAGCTCCCAATTTCTTAACTTCAGGCAAGATAACTTGGTTTGAATATGCTTGGAAAGCCTCTTGTCCAGCAAGTCCCTTAATATTAAAGTTGGGGTTAAACAATTGACCAGCCGTTCCCAATTCCAACATGAGTCCTTGACCAAAACCTGTTTTGACACCTTGATCTAACAAGTTTTTCATGTTTTGAATTGTGCCAATAGTGTTTGCTGCTACTCTTCCTGCGGCAAAATTTCCTGTTATTGTCTTTTGCAAATCACCGCCAAATCCTTCTTGCATGTGGATGCTGACAGGAGCAGTAATGTTGGTAACTGGGCGTTTGGCTTGTGCCAAAACATTTGCTTGTTGGGTAATGGCATTCATTGCCTCTGGTGTCTGAGGTATTCTATTTATGTCGGCAGTACCAAATAAAGTCATTGCCGCATTACCAAAATCACCAGTAAACGACTCCTTCTTGATTGGGCCACTAATCAATGGTTTGTAACCACCATCAGGTAATCTCTGATAAATTGTTTCACCTTCTTTGACAATTTGAGTCTCTGGCAACAATGCTTTTTCTGCCGCTTTAGCCGTAGTTAATTGAGCAACACCCTCTGGGCCAAGAGCCATCAACTGAGGAGCCACACGGGAAATGTCATAACTTGGCGGAACAGCAGGAATATTTGGAGGACGAGAAGTTCCCTGATCCGCCATTTGTTGTTGTTCTTGGACATCAAGTTGTTGCGGTCTTTCAGGTTGGCCTGGGTTATAAGCACCCATTGCAATGCGTTGAGCCAATAGTTGACGCTGTGCGCCCAATTGTTTTTGTTGACGAGTCATTGCATCATCACGAACTGCCAACAACTTAAACGCCAAATCAGGGATTCCTGCTTGGCTTGCTTGTTGAATAGCACCAGATACCGCATCAGGATTGGTGAAATCCAAACCTTGCAATATTTGATTTTGTGCAGAAATCTTTTGCAACATTGGGTCTTGACCACCCATTGCCCCAGCCAACTGCCGACCGCCATAAATAAGACTAGTACGAGCAGAAGTGAAGGGATCCATTTGTCCCAACTGAGCCGATTGTGCTAATGCTTCTTTATTTTGCTGTGATTGGTACATCTCAGGAGTCATACCAAACAAACCACTTACGATTGAATCTGCCATTTGGTTACTCCTTAAATATTCCAATCAACGGATGTTGGAACTTGTCCTTTTCCGCCATACCCATATACATTTTCTGCTCCATATTGGTTCATTGCCATTTGCGCTTGGTTATATGGTTGCATCATTGATTGTGTGAAATATGGATTTGTACTAACACCCTGAAGTACATTTGCTAATGGGTTGTAAGCATTTGCTTGGAATTGCATTGGTGCGGCGGCTTGTGCGCCTTGGGAAATAAATCTTCCCGATTGCGCTCCATAAGCGGCGGCTTGACCACCCAAACCAGCACCCAATGTCAATGGGTTTTGTCCAAGTTGCTCGATACCACTTTGTACGCCAAGAGTATTTTGGAATGGTGACAGCGCACCAATTTGACCTTGTTGATATTGCCCAAGCAATCCTGCGCCTTGACCAAACAATCCTGCGCCAAAGGCAGTTTGTTGTTGACCTGCTTGAGTAGCACTTGCCGCCAATTGAAGGTCTTGCATAGCCCTAGCATTAGCAAGAGCCGCTTGCTCTGGATTAGCAGATAATAAGTTACCGCCCTGAGCAATAGACAAACCTGTGCGGCCTGTGTTTGACAGTTGGTTTGCTAATAAAGCAGACTCACGTTCACGACTAGGTGCAAGCAAAGCCTGTTGGCTTTCCATGTATTTCTGAGCCGCTTGTTCAGGAGATTGAGCCAAATAGCCTTGTCCAAGGTTAAACAGACTTCCTGCCGCACCCGTTAATGGAGCATATTGCTGTTGTGCGCCCAAACCTTGTTGAATTTGATTGCCTAGCAATCCAGACAATTGTTGTTGATAGGCTTGATACTCAGGAGATACGTTGTATCCTGCGCCTGTTAAATTGCCTTGGGCATCCGTTGTAAATTGGGATGTTCCATAGCGACTTGTTACACCAACGGGGCGAAATTTAGCCGCTTCAGCTGCTATTCGAGCCGCCTCTAATTGTGCATTTGCTCCAGTTTGAGCCGCACTTTTAGCAGACTCACCCTGAAGGTAGCCTCCTAATAAACTTGCACCAGCAACATAAGCCATTGGCATATTATTTCCCCTTAATCAAAACATCATCCACTTTAGACGGGTCTTTCTCGTCAGTAGCATGGATGCAATACCAAACACAATCTGTAATAGCCTTAACTCCATGAGTCAGACCTTCCTTAATCTCAATACACGCTGGTGCATCAACAATATCAATCTCATCACCACGCAACACAGCAACCTTACCTTTTGCCAAAATAGATAGATGACTGTAATTATGGGTGTGCTTCAAAATAGCCTCACCCGAATTAAATGCCATTTCTTTGGCATACAGTCCATCACTAAAGTGGTGCGTAATCATGCTGTGCGTTTCCAAAGATAGACAACCACATAAGGCATCAAGTTAGCACCAGTTGCGCTTGAACCTGTGCTGGTTATAGATGTTGACGCAGAAATACCAGTATTTGCGGAATCTACTGGGACATTTTGATATCCATAAGATTGATCATCAGGCGCCCAGACAATGCCAGGTGGGAAACCTCCTCTATTAAAATCATTTGGTGTTGACCAAGTTTTATTGTGCGCGTGACCTGGATCGGTTATGCTTGTTGAAGCCGTGTGGGTGTGGCTGACAACGATTGCATCCTTTGATCCACCAGTATTTCCTACTGTGCTAAATGTGGCATCTGATCCATCCAAGCCAACCATGACCTTACCTGCACCAAAAGCAGTCCAAGTACCAAAGCCAAGCAAGGTTGCAGGGTTAGTGCTTGAAGTAGCATTTGTATACACAGTTCCAACTGGATACAACACTTGTAAAACAGTTTGTACAAACGCAGTAGTGGCTAACTTAGTAGAACTATCTGAGGATGATTGAGTAACAGCAGTAGTACCAGTAGGAAAACTAGGAGTTCCTGTAAAACTAGGGCTTGCCAAGTCAGCCTTAGTTGCAACAGCAGTTTGAATGTTGTTGAATTCAGTATCAATTTCAGTACCCTTAATAATTTTTAAGGCACTTCCAGATGAAAGACTATCTTTACTGGCAAAATTGGTTGCTTTTGTGTAATCAGACACGATAAATCCCCTTATGTAATCTTGCCATTTTTGGCATGAATCTCAATCTTTTGAATACTTAAAGCAAGACCATTTATATCTGCTTCATACCCAGTTTGTATTACCTTACCAGAACCAGTAGGGTAAACACTTAATGTTTGCAAGGCCGTTCCATTAGAGTATTCTGCTGAAGAATTGTATTCAGCAATACCATAATATGAAACACCTTGTATTGGTATTTTTACACTTTGTGAATAGTAATTGCCATAAAAATCATATCCCCACTTAAATGTGACATATTGATTGCTACCACCAATCACAACCACCTTAAGTTTTTTCAAAACGGATGTAACAGATGGCTGACCAAGGTCTGTATGATTCGTAAAATATTGAAAACGATATATAGCGGTATTATCGTTATAACCAGAATATGTAGCAAGATAGCCTTCTTTTCCGATATACAAAGTACCATCTTGCTTGGTCAAAAAGGCTTTAGGTTCAATAGAGTCCCAAATAGTAACTCTCGCAGAACCATCCTGTAAAACCGCCTTCATGTCAAAACAATAGACTTGCTTTAATGTAGGCATTGTTAACAGATAAAAGGCTTCTTTGCTGTTGTATACAGACTTAATTGTAGATAACGACTCACCTGCAACAGCAGAAATCAAATCATTACGGACATTCTTGGAGTAATCACGCAACGGCATGGATTTCTCTTGGATAGTCCTCATTGCGCTTCTTACACCTGTGGATGACAAGAAAATTAGGTCAGTACCCGTATAAGCCAAAGAATCCCTAGCCACACAACCAATTCCTGTAATGACATCCTGTAAGGTCATTGTTGACGGAGTTGTTGCTCCTTGGTAGACCAAGATATTGTTCTTACCAAAGATAAACAAAAAGCCGTTATGCGCCCCCAAAGCGACAATTACATCACCGCCTCTAGGCCAAACAGTAGTAGTATCTAGCGTTCCCGCAGTACCAGTATTCCATTTATTTGCTAACTTGGTATCAGACCATTGAACTGTTAGTTTGTCAGTAGATGTATCGGCTGTCCAAAGCCTTCCATAAGCGCTTAAAGCCGTGTTAGCCAACTGAGCAGTACCTGCATAGCCAGCCAACTCACTAATGCGTCTAAAGGTTGTTGTAGACAAGGATGGATCAAAGACTAAAGGATCATGTCCTGTCTGGAACAAATAGAGTGCGCCAGCCAATGAAACCATCTGCCAATTATTTGCAGTAATAGTCGGGGCAGTACCCCCTCCCCCATAGGTTAAAGTTACTATGGTTGTGGTATTTAACTTATAGAGTTTGTTATTTCCAGCCATGATGGTGTAGGAAGTAGCATCAGCAGTTACCACCTCACCAATTGAACCAATATCATTTGTAGACAAATCTGTGTTTAAAGCAGAATTAACTTTTGTCCAACCTTTTCTAGCACCAATACGACCATATTGATCAATCACACAATTATTCGCAATAAGCGCAAAGCCTTGAGCCAAATCCAAGGACGAATCTTGGGTGTTCAACCCAAAAAAACCTGGGGCTGTAATCGAGAAGGCTTGAATCGGTTGAGCCATTAAACAGCCTCAAATTGATCGTTTTCAGGCGATCTAGCCAATTCCAAAGCAATCAAATCTGACAAGCAAGACTTATATAAGGCATAAGCCTCAGAGGAAGTCAATCCACCATCTTCGCCACGCTCAACCAAAGCACGAGCAAATGCACCCAAAACAATGGGTTCTTTTGCCAAAAGAGTTGTGGATGAGTCTGTTGAGAAATCTGCCTCTGGAACAATCAAACTGAATCGAATGTTGTATACCGCATTGGGAACAGGCCAAAACTTGACCTTAATATCGCCATTGGTGTCTACACCTTGGAAGGTGTAATAAGTCGGCAGATTTTGTTGTGGCGTTGGTGTTGTGTAATAAAAGGAATCATGGTCTGCATGGGACAATGGCTCCATCTGGTAATAACTGGTTGTGTTGATCACATCC